CGCCGCCAGCAACAGGGTTCGCGCAGGGAAACTACCAGACCTAAAATGCGCAGAATGTGGCTTCAGGTCGGTAACACACACGGCACGGAACGGATGTAGTTATTGTTCGCTATGTGACTACATACCCTACTGACCTAAAGAGCGCTGGCAGACCGCTTAAAGTCTGCCAATATTTAACTAACGAGGTATATCATGCAAAGATTTGACTACATTGAGGACGATGGTACGTACCATATCGTTGACTACAAACAAGGTACGACTTCCAGAGCTTCAAGCTACGTAACCATAGCCGAAGTTTATGACGTGATGCTTGCGATCTTTATGGTCGAGAAGCTGAACGAAACTCCTAAATTCTACAAAACAAACAGGTGAACCATGAAAATAATTTTAATCAACGGCGCTCCAGGGAGCGGTAAAGACACTCTCGCGCAACTACTTACTGGGTATTTTGAGATCGACACTACAATCGAGAAATTTGCTAAACCTTTGAAGGTTGGAGTTCCTGCGATTTACGGAATGTCACAGCAAGAATGGGATGACCATTACGACACGCCAGAACACAAAGACCTTAAAGCTTCACGTCTGTTCGACAAGACACCAAGAGAAGCTCAAATCGCATTGTCCGAAACGTTCCTTAAGCCACTTCACGGTAAAGGTGTATTTGGAGAAATGCTTGTTGAACGCATTAAAGCTTCAAACCAGAAGTGGTTCTTGGTTACTGACAGTGGTTTTGTTGAGGAAGCCGAAGTTGTTGTAGATGCGTTCGGAGCTGAAAACGTCCAACTATGGACGATCAAACGTGAAGGGCGTGACTTTAGTAACGACTCTCGGAATTACGTGGATCTGTCTCACAGAGGTGTCGAACATCATGAGATCGAAAACAATGATTCGCTATATGACTTATTCACTAAAGGTACAGCTTTATTTAAGAAATTTACAGGAGTATGAAATGACAGAGAGAACTAACATAAACAAACATATAGATGTCTTAGATCATGGTTTCGTGAGACTTGTTGACTACATGGGTTCAGACACGTCAATCGTAAGAGGTGCTAGAGTTTCATACGATGCGGCATGGAGAGCAGGTGAAGATACGAAAGGTGACGCACGTCTTATGAACTATCTGTACAAGAACGGTCATAGCACGCCGTTTGAGACAGTAACCGTCACGTTTGAGGTGAAAGCGCCTATCTTTGTCCTGCGTCAGTGGCATCGTCACCGTACTCAAAGCTACAATGAACTCTCTGCTCGCTATCGTGAGCTACCTGAAGAGTTCTACGTTCCTGAAGTTGAACAGATTACAACACAGTCCAAGGACAATAAGCAAATGCGTACTGACGAGGTACATGAAAACGCACTTTTAATAAAGATGCACATACGCGAGCAAAATAAAGAAGCTTTTCAACGCTATAAGTTTTTACTCGAAGAAGGGTGTCCTCGCGAGCTTGCTCGTTCTGTTCTACCTGTAGGTACGTATTCACACATGTTCGCTACAATGAACCTTCATAACTGCTTTAAGTTCCTTAGCGAGCGTTTACATCCTCATGCTCAATATGAGATTTTTGTTTACGCTCAAGCTATACTGGATCTGTTAGAACCCGTGTATCCTGAAGCAGTTAAAGTTTTCAAAACCCACACACTAAAAGAAGAGGTCTAAATGACAGAGTTTGAAAAAATACGACAATGGGCTGAAGATCGCAACCTGATCGAAGGGTCTTCACCTCAAGCACAAATGCTCAAAATGACTGAAGAAGTCGGTGAGCTTGCGCATGGGGTTGCTCGCAATGATTACGAGGAGATCCAAGACGCTATAGGAGACTGTGTAGTTGTCCTTACCATCTTAGCTGCTCAAATGCGTATGAACATCGAAGGGTGTATCTCCGCAGCATATGACGAGATCAAAGACCGTAAAGGTCGCATGGTTGACGGAGTGTTCGTTAAGGATGTTTAGTCTTGATGCAGCATATATTTACGATATAGAAACCTTTCCAAACTGCTTTACGCTCGCTTGCGAAGCTCTTAATAGTGATGAGAAAGCGGTTTGGGAGATCTCAGATTACAGAGATGATCGTAAATATCTTACCCAGTGGTTTAACTGGTTGCATGCTGCTCAAATACCTATGATAGGTTTTAATAACTTAGGGTTTGACTACCCTGTTATTCACGAGTTTTGGATGAATCCTAACGCTTCCGTCACACAGCTCTACGATAAAGCAATGACGATCATTAACAGCTTCGGTAGAGGAAACCATCAAGTCTGGGCTGACAAAAGACTTACCCCTCAGATAGACCTCTACAAGATGTATCACTTTGATAATAAAGCTAAGTCAACGTCTCTTAAATGGTTGCAGATCAACATGCGTTCGGAAACTGTCGTAGACATGCCAGTACCCAACGGAACTCAGCTGTCTTTAGAACAGGTAGACCATTACCTGAAACCCTACAACGTCCATGATGTCACAAGAACCAAGGACTTTACTAAACACAGTATGACAGCCTTGGAGTTTAGAGCTTCGCTGGTTGAAGAATTTGGTGTGGACGTTATGAACTGGAACGACACTAAGATCGGTGAGCAAAAGGTTATCAACAAGCTTGGAAAAGACCTCTGCTACGATTATAGCAGCGGACGTAGGCAAACTCGACAAACACCTCGAACTCACATAAACCTCAAAGATGTTATATTTCCTTACATTCAGTTCGAGCAACCTGAGTTCAACAGAGTTTTAAATTACCTTAAGTCCCAGACACTCACTCACGACGAGTACGATGAAAAGAAGATCATAAAGACAAAAGGTGTGTTTAAGGATCTGGTCGCAAATGTAGGAGGTATAGGCTTCCACTTCGGCGTTGGTGGCATTCACGGTTCTGTTGAACGTAAATCATTCAAAGCTGGTAACGGTTGGATCATTGAGGACATTGACGTTGCGTCACTATATCCTAGTGTTGCTATAGCTAACAGACTGAGCCCTGCGCATTTGGGTGAGCCTTTCGTCAACGTTTACTCTGAGCTACCGAGAGAACGTAAAGAATGGCAGAAGAAGCTAGGTAAAAAGTGTGTTCAGGCAAATGCATTGAAACTAGCAAGCAACGGTGTCTACGGTAAAAGTAACAGCGCGTTTAGCCCGTTCTATGATCCTCAATTTACCATGACAATCACCATCAACGGTCAGTTAATGCTGTGTATGCTGGCTGAACAACTCATAAAAGTCCCTACGCTGCAGCTTATTCAGATCAATACGGACGGTATCACTTACACGATGCGTGAGGAATATAGAGATCAGGCGGTTGCTATATGGCGTTGGTGGGAACAATACACTGGTTTGGTACTAGAAGATGTTCTGTATAGTGAAATGTACATAAGAGACGTTAACAGCTACATTGCGGTCGGAACAGACGGTAGCGTTAAGTTGAAAGGGGCTTACTGGACACCAGATCCTCTAAACTACCACAAAAGCATATCTGAACAACAACCTCCTGCATGGCATAAAAACCTATCGAACGCGGTGAGCGCTAGAGCAGCAGTCCTTTACATGACGCAAGGCGTAGACGTTGAGACATACATAAAAAGCTGCATGAACCCTTATGATTTTATGATCGGTCTTAAAGTCACCAAGGCAGACAACATCATGTTAGGTGAGCAGGAAATACAGAGAACAAGCAGGTACTACGTAGCTAAAGGCGGTCAACCGTTGACAGTACAAAGACCACCGACAGGTAAACCTGGAGCACCTAAGAAGAACTCTAAGGTTAGCGAGCAGGAATATCTGGAGGTCATGAACCAGAACGGCTGGCAATGGGACGAGAGAGTTTGTACCAAGAACAAGTCCGTACACTCTACTCGCGTTACAGCAAAGCATGTCGGTTATCTTGTAAATGAATGTAACGATGTAAGGTCTTTTGACTTTTCTAAAGTGGATTATGATTTCTACATAGCTGAAGCGAGCAAACTAATTGTTTGACAACTGTTCAAAATCGTGTATAGTTTTTTAGATTCGACAGGCAATTTTAACATCAACCTATGTTAACGAGCATCTCCAAGCGCATAAACCGCCTGTCGAATCTTTTATGAGGTAAAATTATGGACAAAATAAGACATAAACTATTTAAAAAAGAATTAGAAGAAGTATCCACACTTCTAAAGGAGCTTAACAATATAAAAGAAAATGACGCGCTTTTTATTGAGTTAGGTAAAGAAAAAGCCAGAGACATTGTGAATGGCACAGTTTTTAGCACTAGATGTAAAGACGGTCTTTCAAAAGCTCTTGGGTTACGTACTGAGAGATATAAAAGGTATGACAGACAAGCCAGCAGAAACTACATGAAACTTTTGTCAGAGAAATATGGTGTTAGAACAACATCGACCGACGGTTGTGTTTTCACCCCGAAGGGAGCAAAAAAATGACACAGAATAAAGTTCAAGATGCATTGGATATGTGGAAAACGGTAGACCCAGAACATGGGTGCGCCATTACTGATAAGCAAATGACAGAATACGAACGAAGATGTTCTGTGGTTGTAATTACAAACTATGAAACCATACTCGCAGCACTTGAGATGTACCGCATAGTGCATAGCGGGGAGTTGGAGAAAGAAGAACAAAAAATCTTCGGTGAGAAAATTGAAGAACCCGAACCTTGGATGGATGATTATTCTGTTTTCGAATCCGCAGAACTTTTAGGTTTCCAACGTGGCAACAACGCAGTCCTACATAAGCTTAAGGAGATTAAGTAATGACAATGCCAGAACCGCATAACGCAAGTGAAACTATAAAATCACTAAGCGAAGTTATAGAAAGCCAAAAGCAAACGATTGACGCGATTTTGAAGAAACACGCCGACCTGCAAGCCGAACGTAACGCGCTTAAAGAAGAAAACGAGCGGCTAGATAGTCAGATTAGAGATTGCTTAAAGATTGAAGAGAATAATGCAAAAGAAATAACGACACTTAAAGCAGAAAACAAGCGGCTTCGTGAGCGCTTAGAAATGGGCTACGCCTACACACTGGACGGTAAAAAGGTAGAGTGCAAAACAAGTGAAAGCACAGACGGGGTTGCCTCCCGTGATGCTACTATAGAGCTTTTAGAGCGTGAGATTAAAAAGGTTAAAGCACAAGCCGATGCGCTGTGTGATGCTTTGGAATGGGTTGATTGCTATATGCATGATCAAAAACCCATTCCTTTAAACGTTTGCGGCGAAGTAACGGAAGCAATCAACAACTACAAACATAAAGAGAAGGAGTGATACATATAATCTATATGTAATTATATGTGTTGTATATGTTTAAACAAATTCCCTAACGGGAAGGGGCGCGGTGTAGACCAACTTTGCTCTACGGAGTGCCGCTGCGGTAATAATCAATAACGCAGTCACCGCCGCCCCGCACTTAATTTTAAACCTGTCGAATTCGACACCTTTAGGAAGGACTAGAAAATGAGCGATAAAGAAAAGGCTTTGGAAGCTTTAAATGAAATAGCTTTACTATTAGAAATGAACGAATATGAAGCGCCAAGGGTTGCGCTAATCCGCGCAGCTTTGCAGGATAAGCCCGCACCTGATTTAGAAAAAGATATTTCTAAACATTATTACACTATTCTTCACGCCATTGATAATAAAACAGCGACAAAAGAAGAAATTGCACTTGCTTATGAGAGCTTAAACATTATCGCTCCACGACAGCCTCACCTCATCACCAAAGAGAAGCTTGATAGGGTTGAGTTTCACCTGAATAGCGCTCAAGTTGAAATTGCCAACGGGCTTAATCCTAGTGATGAAATTGAAATAGCTCTAAAGATACTTAAGGGGGAGTGGTGATGGAATGTGAAAACCCTAATTGTCGGCGATACATGCCTGATTTGTACACAAGAACATTACTTTTCCCTAATCTTTGCACTGATTGTTGGTTTTACGTTTCATTTTTTGAGGAGCAAGAGTGATGGTACAATGTAGGTTTTTGAAAGGTGAAAACATTAAGCCCAAATACAAAGCATACCTAGAGCTTACTAAAGGCCAAAACCATAACGACCATTCATAGCATCAAACGCGCCCTCACGTTCCGTAGGAGTTAAGCTATCAAGTGTATGTAGGTAGCCGTAAAGCTTACCTATGCCGTTATCAATTTGCGATGCACCAACCTTCACGCGCACCTTGCTTGAATATGTATCATGAGGATCAAAGTTGATTGTAGCTGTGTTATGTCCGTTCACATATACGTCAACGCTAGATGTTGAAACGAAGTCCAGCATAATTATAAGCTTTTCACTTGCTCCGATTCCTGTTGTGATTGTCTGGTTTGATGCTGCTTCATTCTGTGAGTACACTAAGTTACCATTTGAACGTAGGTACAATTGAGCGTTCGCTGTTACAGTTCCAACGGTATTAGTGAACGTGATGAATGAACCAAATGACGGAAGTGTTGGCGGTGTTTCAATCGCAAATACAATCGTTTGATTGCCAGTCGCGCCATAGTCTGTGTCATAATCAAGTATTGTATCTGTATCTAATACAAGATGGTCAGTGGAAAACACTGGTTCTGTACCTGATATATTAAAGCCTGATACAGTTCCGCTTACAGTGTCGATGTCACTCACATTTGAACCACTCGAGTATGTCTTTGAGCTATCGGCTGCATCCATATAAGCCGCTTGATTGTCTAGTGCCCCAAAGAAGTCACTAACAGTTACGTCAAAATTAGTAACAAAGTTCAAAGGCATTGCGTAGCCTGAATTGTCGCGCACTGTGCTGTCATACCAAGTGTAATTGTTCCCCAACAAATAGAACAGCTCATAACTCGCATCTTCAACCGCTTCACCAAGCGTCAATCGAATTGTGTCAGCGTCTTGTCGGTCTTGACTAGAAAGCGTTATCACTTCGCCATCCTTATAAATTCCAAAACCTTGAATTGAGCTTGTAGGCGTAAAGTCTGTACCAGCATCGTGAGTAATATCAACATCGATATATGTATTGCCAATTATACCGCTTGCGCCTGTGATTGTCGCACCATAAACGCCGTGTAAGTCAATGATGCTGTTTGCTTTCATGTAGTAGCGCAACCAACGTAGCCCGATTGTGATATAATCAGCGTCTTGATAATGCGCCACGTCCTGATAGCTAAAGTCGGCAGGTGATGAGAAGTTAAGCACGTATGCGAGTTCGTCTGCTATTTCAAGCTGTGCCGTTCTAAATGCGTTTACACTTGCTTCGTCTGTTGACTGTCTACCCGCTGGCAACTGATTGTATATTGTTGCGTTAGGGAATAGTGAGCGTAGGTAAGCAAACACAAATTTTGTGCCTTCTTTCCACAAATCAATAGGAATAGTTGTAGGGTCGCTTTGATCTGCTGATAAATCAAACTGCCATTGATCCCAGCCAATCGCCTTAACATTTGTCGATGTCACACCACATACCGCTAAGTGGTCATTAATTGCAATATCCCAAACATTGCCAAGTGTTCCTGTGTCCTCATCATAAAGGTATGTGTCTTTAGACGCAGCATCTTCCGCTGTTTGTGCGTTACGTTTAAGCATCGCAGCAGCACTTTGTGTATTAGGCTCAAACAAGCTTTCAATCATCAAGTCAGGTATGTACTTAAATGCTTCATTAAGCATTTCAACCTCACCATCACCTCTGAAAACAATATTAGTGTTAGGGTAAAGCATGATTTTATTAATGTTTGATTGCGAACCAACTAAGAACACATTCAAGCGCTTGCCAATAGATACTTCTTGTGCATTCGCCGCTGAAAGCTTGCTGTTGAAAATCTGCAAATCATGCAAGATTAATGTAGAGCGCAACGATGAGTTTTGAGTGTCGCGCAAATAGAACCGATCAAGCCCTGTTGGTGATGCTGTCACAGTCTCATTTAAAACTTCCGCGCCTTGCTCATAAGCAAACACGTTTGAGCTATCCCACGCGCACACAAAGGCGTTATGTCTTGGCGTTCTTTCACGCACGCCATAATTAACAATGGCTTCATCTACACCGCCCGCCGTGAAGTAAAACTTCTCATCGCCATTATCAACCATACGCTTCGATATGACATTGCTTGTCACACCGCTGCTGTCAGATAAAGCAAAACCATCTTGCCCTGTCTCACCACCCCAAAGCGTAGCACGTGCGTAAAATGAACCTTGGCTGCCCATCGTACCAAAACCACCAATAGATACAATTTCATCACCACGCGCTGCTGCTGCTCCTGCTGTATCAATAGGCATCGTAAGGTGTGGTAAGTATTTTGTACCGCTTGGGTTGTCCTCTTGCATATCAGCAAAAAAGAAATTAATTGTTGCACCGTCTGGCACAACTAGGCGCATCTTGTCAGTGCTTGATGCTGGTGTTATGCCGACTTTTGAACCCCAAGCCCATACACGCGCATTCAGGACTAGCTCGCCCTCACCGCCGATAGATAGCGTACAAGATAAATCATCACTACCAGCCGTTATAACATACATAAGCTGCATATTATGCTTATTGGTGTTACCTACTGCACCAGCCCATTCTAGCGTCACATCGCTGCCACTCGCTGCAACCTGCCAAACTTGGTCATTATTCGTAAATGTTGATTTAATAGGCGCTGTTGCGTCTGTCACAACGCTTACTGAACCGCTGCCAGTGTCGAAGTGGTCTGTTACTGTATCAGCGCTAGGGCGTGCATATTCAACCTTGTTTGTACGGTCAACCTGTGACATAAGCCCCACAAGCTCACCTGATTTAAAGGCACGCATGAATATAGGCTCATTAGCAGCTGCTAAATTCCACTCACCGTCCTCATCAATATAAGGTGCTGTAGTTGTCCGAGTTGAAGTAATGTCAATAGTCGATGTTTGGCTAGTGAATGATCGATAGAATGCAGGGTTAGCAGTTAAGTCTTGCTTAATAGCCGCATTGATACGCTCTGCCACTATCACTTGCTCTGCTTGCGCCAAGTGTAAACCATCATCTTGAGTGGCTTCTATGTCTGAAATATCTACTAGTGTTATCCATGAGTTTTCTGTTGCAAGCTCACTTTGCGCTGTTTGAATAGCTGCCCATTCCGCTTGAGTTGCTCCGTGAGTAGAATTAAGTGTATCAACCCACTTATGGAGCGATACAAGTATAATAGGATGCGCTCCTACTACTTTCCTGTATTCGGTTAGCATCTCAAGCACAGCCGCTTTATAATCAGCTTTAGACGTACCAGCAATGGCATCGCTCTCTCCTTGGTGCCATACAGTATAGTTTAAACTACCTGCTTGCTTTGCCATTAGAGCGCGATTGACTAAAGCGTGGAAAGTGTCGGCTATAACCCTGTCAGCTACCGTAAATGATGTTGTGTATGGTATCCAATCAGCAATCTCTGTATTGCCCTTCGCGCCTGTTACAGCAAACCACTCATAATCACTATTTGCAGTTTTAAGAGCGTCAACCACAAGCCCTTGGTATCCAAGCGCAGCCGTATCTGATAACACTGAGTTACCAATCAAAGTATCTGTATCATCATCGGCTGGGTCTGAATAATCTTCATAGTCACCAGAATTTGTAAGCAGCTTATTAGTGTTGTTGTAAGTGTGAGAGCCAGTTGACGCAACACCAACTGAATTTGATTGCCCTGCGAATATAACACCGCGCCTAGTTGCGTCATGCGTAAGTGAAGTTATAATGCCGGTTGAGTTCTTGCTTAAGTTGCGCGCAAAGTTCTCTGTTGAGCCTTTATTATATAAAGCAATATAGTTTATATCGCCTTGCAAATCAGCTACACGCTGCGCTAAATAAATGTTAGATACAGTGTCAGGGAAACTTAGGCCGCTTTCAACATAATATATTTCTTCGCCGTTCATGTATATTTGCAGTGAGCCATCTTTCCAACGTATGACAAATCTTTGACGATACGGCAAGAACACACCAGCTATCGTGTTTATAATCTCAGCAGTCTGTGATACTCCACCTACTGTGACGATGATTTGAAAAGTCTCTGCGTCACGATGGAAAAGCTCAAAGCGGTTATTGTTGTTGCTATAGAACGAAAATACAGTTTCAAAGTTAGTACGTGTATACGGCGTTGTCGCTGTGCTATCTACAACAACTATACCCTCGTCACCGCTATATAACGAAGCATTAGGTGTTGATTTTTCATTTGCTGAAAATACAGGCGCTAAACCCTTTTGCTTACTAAACCCTAAACCAAACCCTAAACTCATATGTTCTCACCGTCTATATTCACGCATTTAACAGCCATGAAATCCACATGACTGCTATATAATTCTACTAATTCATTAGTGGCGGTGTTGCAATCACTTAATTGTCTGTACGGCGTATCTTCTAAAATTAATCTTGGCTGTCCCGATATGACTATAAATAAGACTGCATACCACATATAAAACCTACCACACTTTACCTTAAATTAACATGCTTTAAATTCTTTTTACCCTGCATCCAACCACCGCAATCTTTACAGTGGTAGGATTGATACTTTCCAGCATTCATGTATCTGTAACCGCGCTTTATCAAATTAGAGCTTGAGCAATATTTACATTCATCATGATGCACACCATCTTTCATAAGAGCTGTATTAGGGTGGTTCTTCATGTATGGTCTTAGTATTTTATAAAGCTCTATTCCTGCCCTTACATCTTTCATGCAATATCGCGTTTCTTCTTTAATTGCGATAGGGCATCCATTATCAAGCGCTTCTGTATCGGCAGCTCTGCCCTTCTTAATATCAGCATCCAGATACTCACATAGATAACGCATATCATTAGCCATAAAGCGACTTTCACGCGCAGCCTTTAACGTATCTATCATAACTGGTTCTTTTAATGGTGGTAGCCTGTGATATATTATCTTTGCCTTAAGCTCTTTCCAGTCAAAGTTATTAGCATTGTGGACTATGATTATGTCGGCTTTTTCTATCTCATCTCTTAGAGTTTTAACCACAAAGTAATCATCCATATAATTATCTGCAAAGCGTTTCGCATCATTAAGCACAGATACACCAGTAGTATGATGTTCATGCAACCACTTCCATGCAGCGCATATCATCCATTTAGGGTGCTTTATTGAATGTGAGGGAAGGTATTTAGTGTGCAGCTTTCTATCGTAAGCCTTAAACTCAAATGTGGCTCGTCCTATTTCTACGTCATAATAGAGTATTTTCGGACTGCTCATCCACACCTCTCATGATAAACTGCGTTATTCTTGTCTACGTTCGTTTTTTGCGTTTCAGTACCGCTTTCCAAAGTAGGAACAACAAGATAAGTCGAACAATAATCATTTACCCCTGAACAACTCCCTAATCCTATCACGGTAAGCGCTGTCAGTATCAATACGGTTGTGTATCTTATTGACTTCCTCATTACCCTTGAGTTGCTCCTCTAGTTTCTTGTTATCGCTAGTCGCTTGACCTAACTTAAACAGCGCAAAAAAAGCCGCTATGAAAGCGGCTAGTTTCTCAATCATCTGCATTCTTGTTATGCAGAACGTTACCAGCGAGAATGTTGAGAACCTTAAGCAAGGCGCTCACTATCTTATTGTCCGTTTTGGTAGGTGTAAGGGCTGTTATTGCTGTTGCTGCTGTAACAACACCAGTGATAGCTGCTAGCCAATCTGCAAAAGTGCCATCTGTAATAAATGTAAATAGGGATTCCATAGTTTTCTCCTTTTTGCGAATTCTAACATAGATTTAGCCATTTTAAAAGCTTTTGCCAAAATGACAACTCACCTTCAACCTTAAACATAACAATAGGCATATTGCCGTCTAAGTCTAAGTTAAGGACTGAGCGATATTCAAAGTTAGGGCATGTCTTACTAGAAACCTCACAATGCCCATGGAAAGTAACTTTATATTTGTTGTTTAACTGCCTACAAAGCTCCCTAAGTGCTGTGAATTGCTTTTCAGTAAAAACATCCTTACCACTTAAACATATGGCTATAGAGCCTGTATTATGCCCTGATTGTGCTGCTGGTATTTTATCAATCGGCCTACCGTTTTCAATAGTACCGTCATTGCGTATGAAGTAATGATAACCGACATCAGACCAACCACGCTCTTCTACGTGCCATTTTCTAATTGTCTCTATATTATCATGATGCGAATAGTCACTATCTGAGCAATGAATAAAAACTTTATTTATATCTCTCATAGAAATTTATCCTTTATTCTCTCTAGCACATCATTGAGCGCATTATAAATGTCCACATTAGTAAGCCATATAATAACCCTATCAGACAAAAACGAGAACACCACAGCTATAGCTATTGAGTTCATCTCAGTAAATCCATTCTCAAGTGCAACGCCGCCTATCAACACACTAAAAGGTACACTGATAGTCACAGCATAAAGAAAACTTCTCCATCCTCTTGATTTAGGGTCGGCCACGAATTTAACAAACGTCATGACAACAACCCAGCTTATGATAAAAAACAATAACTCTATTTGCTCAATTATGCGCTGCATCATTTTAACACCCCGCTTTTAATATCTCGATATGTTATAGAGTGCCATATAATAGCAGGTATCACACACAATATATGACCTACTGTAAAAGGTATGTCTAAAGAGCCTACTCCCATATCATCATAGTTAATTGTGTAAACGACCAAGCAATATAAAAGGAATATATTACCGCTAGTACCGAAACAAACAGTCCAGTATTTTTGTTCTGTTCTACTTACAAATATATTAGACGGTTTTGAGTTTTTAAAAATATCATCACCAGCGTATATGCAAGCAACACCTATTATTATCGCAATTAAATGAAGTATTGCAGATATTGCATATGCTGCGATTATTAAACTAACCATACAAAACCCCACGCGCCGTAGGCTGCAATCTTATTATGCCAACCGCATTTTAGCATCACCATTAATGGGAAGAATATGTAGGCGAATAACTCCATTACCTGTAAGCCTTTACGACTACCAAACCACCAGCTCCAACACCGCCAGCCTGACCAGACGTTGTGCCTTGAACGGCACCACCGCCGCCACCGCCGCCATAGTTTCCGCCGTCTTGTGCGGTAGCTGTTGCGGCTACATTGCCCATTAAACCACCACGACCGCCGCCGCCATGTGTTGAAGAACCACCAACACCACCCGTAGCACTTTCAAATGTTACGTTATAATAGGAAGCACCGCCACCCGTACCTGCTTGCCCTTCATAAACAGCATTGCCCGTTCCTGTTGGATCTCCAGCGCCACCAGCATAACCGTTACCACCGCTAGATGTTGAACCAGTGCCTTTGCCACCAAGCCCACCGTTTGCAGAAGCATGAGTGCCAAAAGAAGACGCGCCGCCATCACCACCATCTGAGCCTGTAGTGTTACCAGCAGCGCCCCCCGCGCCGATGGTCACAGTTTCGCTTGAACCTAGTCCGCTACTAATATACGAAAAAGCAGTTGTTCCACCAGCGCCGCCACCAGCAGCTGCTGGGTTACCTCCCGTATCGTCCGCGCCACCGCCGCCACCACCGCCGCCAATAGCCCAAACCTCAACGGCGGTGCACCCTGTCGGCTTTGTCCATGTGCCAGAAGATGTGAAAACTTGAACATCAATAAGACTTCCAGATGCGTTTGATAGTACGTTAGAAAGCGTGTCATACTTCAACCCGTCACTGTCGTCTGTATCCAAAAATAATACTTTATCATCACTCGCAACTGTTGCATATGTAGCCCCGCTCACAGTGCCTGTTGCACCCTGTGCCCCACGAGTTCCTGATAGCCGTATTGTCCAATCTGCTAATGTCCCAGAACCACCAACATTGGTCACTGTCACTGTAAGTGTAGTTGAAGAATAAGAGGCCACATAACCATGCATGTAATTGGTGGGGTCTGCATCGCTTGTTGCTAAAATCCACATCCCCGCGATAAATCCCTTATCAGCCTCTATCGTAAACGCCTTGCTTCCAGCTCCTATAGCTAGTGACGTTGTAGAAGTCGCCTCCAGCCCAGCAATATTACTTTCAGCTAATTCTGCCGCGGTTTGCGCTGCTTCTGCCGCCGCCTGTGCTGCTACTGCTTCGTCTGCCGCTATTTGTGCCGCACCCGCTGCGTTAATCAATGTATATGGAGCATAAACTAAAATATTATTATTTCCAGTAGCGGGTGGGGTGCTAAATATTAATGAAGTCCCACTAATTGTATATTTAGTAGGTGCTGCTATTTGTGCGCCGCCAATTTCCTTAATAGAGACATTATCTACCGTCCCAGTAAAACCGTTTGCAGCAAATTTAACAGTTTGCGTTGAACCACATACAATATTCTCAGTATAAGTCCCGTCCGCGTCTCTAGCTGTACCGTCAGTCCCACCAATGGACAATGTAACATCACCTGCACTTCTTGTTATTGTAAACGTGCAAGAGTATGTTTTTCCTTCAACTAGTGTTATTCCTGCCGTTTGCTCAAGGTCTGTGCTAATCGCTCCTGTTGCCGTTGCAACACCAGAACCAATTGTCCATCCCGTCCCCTTTGTCCACCCAGTATCGCTTGCAAAAGTCCCGTTGGTTGTTGCCTCTAACTCAGTGAAAATCATTAAGGCGTTTTCATCACTCCCCAAGTTTTCAGAAAGCGTGAAGTCTGTTTCTATACTGTCACCCGAAAAGCTCTCAAAGAACCCTTCTGTTGTTTCTGAAGTCACGTTAAAGGCAGTCACATTATCGGTTGTTTCGATTGTAACCCCGTCTGCATCCTGAAGCACAAATTTATACGCGCCACTAATGAATATAACCGCTCGACCATAAGCATCTAAAACTACAGGGTTAGAGTTTTCTACATCCCCCGCCGCTGTTGTGTATGTGGCCTTGGGTGTTGTTGTCCCTGCTGCATACGAGTAAAGTAAGCCACCCGCTAAAGGCTCTCCATCATCATCAAAAAACTGTACAAAGTGTGGTGTGTATAGTACCGCCATTAGTTGCTCTCCATTACTGCTTGCGCGTTCTTGTTTAAGAAATTAGCCATTTTATCTACGTCTTTTGGGCTTATTTCCTTTGTCTTTCCAGATATTTTTGACAGGAATCTATAACCTTCATCTGTAAACATTAGCTCACTATATCGAGCGGCTGCTGCTGGGTCTTTTTGCACTAAGTTAATCAAATCAGGCGAAACCTTATTTTTAATCCATGACAGCGCATCCTTTGGCATAGCAATATCACCCTTTACGCTTTGCGCCGCTGCCGTTATAGATTGCGATGGGATTCCCCTTGTAGCTACCAAGCTATCCAGAACCTCATTGACTTTCTGCATTTGATTAAATCTTTTACTTCCGACAAGCGCCTTTAGCCTTTCTGCTGAGCCTTCTGACCTAAATAGAGCATCACCGAACCGCCGCCCTTGATTTCGCGATTCCTCCCTTATTCTGTTAATATAAGCCCCAGCCACAGCATCGCGCATTTTTTGATTGTCACCGATACCGTTCATAAACTTGCGAATATATGCAGGGTCTTTCTTCGCTAAGTCGTCTGCTATTTTACTAAAGTTACCCTCTGCAAATGTAGACATTTTACCAACTGGGCTTTCCATTAACACCTTTAACGCGCCAGCATCTTCACTATATATACCCCTTGCTGTTTTGTACGATGGAAACGCACTTTCTATAGCATCATCCAACTCTCTCATTGCGCCTTTAACCGCACCATATTTAACTTTATCGCCAGACCTGAAGGCCTCATCCGCTGCCCTTCTTAGGCTAACACGCGCCGCGTGCATCGATACTGTTGAGTTGTAGGGGAGGTTCGTAATATCCCCAGCGTCAATACCTAAATCAACCAATTCATCCGCGACAGATGATAGCGTGTAAGGGTCAGCTCTAAAATCATCCAATGCCTTCACGACCAATCTATTCCCTAGCGCCTTTTTCATTTGTGCATTTTCTATAGGAACCATCTTATCAACGCCAACGCTTTGCTTGTAGTGTGGTGCAGCCCTTGTTTTTAATCTCATCTTCTTTGCATCAACTAGCTTTTTAGCTTCCTGCGAAACCACAGTCCCAAATTGTTCAGCGGGTAAGTCCTGCCCGCCAGTCGCCCGCTTTATTAGTTCCTTATTTAAGCTTGGTATCTGAACCTCATCAATGTCCTTGATAGCCTTCGCAGCCACCCTTGAACCAGCAGAACCCCTTGACATCAAATATCCCTGTGTTTGCATTTGTGGGATATTAGCAGTCACTCCCACGCTAGGCGTTGCCTTATACTGCTTTGCCAGTGCTAGTGATTGCAACGCATCATCAAAGCCTACCCCCTCATCTGCCAAGGTCTTAACAAAAAGAAGCTCGGCATCGCCTAGTTTTTGCAATGGGGCTGGAATATCTGCCCTGCTCAAGTTCCTGCTAATCCCAACGCCTACCGCCTCAGCCGCATCATCGAGTTTTTTTGCTGCCCAAGAGCCGCTCTTTATAAGCGGTTTCATGGCGACATTGGTTGTCTTTGCCGCTATCTTCCCTGTTGTTTTTAGTGTTTGCTTTCCCGCTTCCCCAGCTCTAGCAGTAGCACTCCCGCCTTTGATTGGTGTAAGTGCGAGCGCGATATTCCCAGCATTACCGATAGCCCCGATGTTTCTTGCTGCGCGCGGGTGCTCTTCTGCAAAATCCTGATATGCACCAATGACATTAGATATGCCGCTACCCGCTGCACGACCAATATCAGTATCCGCAACACTAGAATAGACATTGGATGCCCCCTCTCTAATTGGTTTCTCTATAAAATCAGGAAGCGCCCTAAATCCCGAAACAAACCCCTCTGTTACAATATCAGGTGCAAGCTGGGCATATTGAAGCCCCTGCTGCGCCACTGTTTCAGCCATACTTTGCTCGCCGCCCACATAAGCCTGTGCGCTTTCTTCCATTTTCTTAATTCTTCTTTGGTAGTTTTCGCCCATTCTTTCAGAGAAATCCATTTCACGGCGCGGCTTTTCCTGAATTCCTATCTTTTGGTAATACTGAGACTTGTCCATATCAGAATAATGCTTATTATAAAGCGCATCAGCGAGTTGTTGGTCGCTCATATCATTATACTGCGGATAGCTTTGTCTTATTGTTTGTATATCCATTATCTAATACCTAAAGGGTCACTTTTTGCGTTGATATTGTTTGTTTGTCCATACACGCCATCTAATTGCTGCGGGTCTATACCGAGCTTCACCGCCACTACTTGCTTGATTACTTCTATCTTTTGTTTTCTAACAGACGGATAATCCGTTCTTGTTGGTAGCATTCCCATTAACATGTCTTGGTCTTTATCCGTGAATGTACCCTCGCCCGCAGACCTGAATAGTTGTTTCATAATGGGCGCTAACAATTTTACGGAACCTTCTGCCCCTTGCTGCGCTGGTGTCATCGCTGGTATATTGCCAGTGATGGGGTTTGTCATTGTTTCTGACATTTTATCTTCGATATTTTTTATCCCTATATCAAACGTTTTATAAGTTGTTAGCTTTTCTTGGTTTTCTCTTTGTTTTTTCTGTTCGGCAAGTGCTTGATCTTCCATCAACTTCTGTTGTGTTTGCATTTGAAGTCTTTGTTGCTCAGCTGGAAGCTTCATAAAATCCTTGGCAACATCCTTCTGCACATCGTGCGCACCCATAGCGCGGGGGTCAATGTTAGGCTGTGGCACACTTGGTCTTGTCGGGGCTGTCATATCTTGTGGGCTTTGCATTGCATCCATAACCCCTTGAGTATTTAGAGGGGTGCTACCCTCAATAGCCGCCAAAACATCTGCCTCGTTCATGTCCTTAACCTGTAGATCAGCATCAGGGTTAAAGCCGCCTGTTCGGTATTCAGGGAGCTGATTTGGGTTAGCGCCTATATCGTCCCGTCTTTGACCTATTGCCGCCTGTGAAGCTGCCATGGGGTCGTCAATATCAAATACTGGGTTGCCCACTGTTTGACGCAGTATAGGGGGCGCATAGGGGTCGGATGGGTCTGGCATGATTGTCCATTGCGGCTTCGACTTTAACGCTGTGTTTATTGCCATTTTTTCGGCTAAGTCAGGATCACCCGTCTTAGCTAACGCATCCTTGTATGCAACATTGGCAATTAAGCTAAACTGATTATTACCGCCAAACCTCTCGGCTGGTGTAGCTAGGTCACGCTTAGTTTGCTGAAGTTGTAATTCACCCATTTGTTCAGCCATAGCGCGCTGCTTCTTACGAGCGTTGAATTCTTCTTCTTCTCGCGTGAAATCTGCAATAGACTTCCTATTCGTTCCTAATATCGCTGCACGTCCTAAACCCATCTGCATTAGTAACCCCCTAACAAGCCTGAAAGTAATTTATTCTTGCTTTCTTGGTTAGCTTTTATTATTGCAGCTTCTGCTGCACCTAAGTCACCACTCAATCCTGTTAAATCTTGTGCTGCACCGTAACCCTGACCAGCCAATCCTGCTAGTTGCTGGTTTTGCGCCAACCACCGACCATAAGCGTTTTGATATTCATTCGATGCCATGCCCTGTCCATAATCCTGTGCGGCTTTCAGCGCCGCTCCAGATTGAGACAATCCACTAGCGCCTAAACTGCGTGTTAAAGCATTCTGACCCTGCTGTAATCTAAACTGATAAGAAGGGTCATTTTCTAAGTCGCTTGGATTAAATCCTGCTGCTAAAGCCTGCGAGAGCTGCGTATTGGCTTGCTGCCCAGATTCTTGATAAGGGCTTAAATAACCTTGGCCTTGCTCATACTTTTGACGAAGCATGTCTATTATTTCATCATTTGCTTGCCTATCGCTATAATTACTATACAACGAAGCCCCTAACTTAAACGGGTTCATACTACCACCTCCTAAAACTCCTGATAATGAAGAACTGCCGCCACCACCTGATAGCCCCAGTCCACTTGTTAAATTACTCAATAAACCACCGCTTCGTGTTGCAGTTGAAAACCCATTTACTGCGCCTGTTCCCGCATTAAGAAGCCCCTCGGCAGTTCCTGAATTACCTAAGCTTGGCACTCCACCACTTAGACTGCTCGTATAACCACCAATACCACCAGTTAAGCCGCCAGTTAATGCGCTCTTTAAATCACCACCAGAAGCCAAACCAATACCAGCACCACTAGTCGCTCCCGCTAACACAGATGATGCAGCACCACTTAATCCTAAAGCCCCGCTTGCTGCGCTTCCTAATGAGCCAGCACCCCCGTACAAAGACCCGCCTAAACCACCAGTTAAAGCGCCCTTTAAGCCGCCCCCTGTTGCCGCACCCCCTATAGCGCCGCCGAGCGCCCCCCCTAATGGCCCACCAAGAGCCGTTCCTATAATGGGGGCAGCAACTCTAACAACACTTTTAAAGAAACTACTCATAGAACTTCACCAACTCCGTACCCAAAACATCAAACCCATATTTAGCAAATAGATTATGATATAACTTATCACTCACCCCTGAGCTAGAACCGTTATACGCGGCCTTTACGCCGCCCGCCTTACAGTCCTCATCAAATATCTTTGCTAAATCCCTACTTAGGCCTGTTCCGCGCTCTTTTGGCATAACAAAGAACATTACTAAATCAGCTTCCTGCTCTTCAAAAACTGTCTTAATGAAATACCAGACCATAAAACCAACTGGCTTACCGTCCTTATATGCAACAACGCATTTACACCCTTCAATCCACTCAAGAACCGTGCCAATAGCTGTATCCATATCGAAAGTTAAACCGTTTTTCTTTTGAATACTTTCATCGTAATAATGCGGATATAAAAGGTTTAAAACATCCTTTGCTTGCTCAATACCAGCGCCTCTTATCTCATACGTCATGATGCCTCCACTATCCCCATAATCGTTACAGGTACGGTCACATTCGTCCATGCTGGCGTGTATATTCTATTCGTTGATGCTTGAACAATACCTAACCCAACACCAACAGAGCCACCTACCGCAATGCAAAACCCGTCAGTAGATACATTTAATGGGAAGTTATCGCAGTAAGTCGTTGCGGAAGTGGAACTTGTATTTGTCGCTGGTGTTACCGTAATAACGAAATACTTCAAATAATCACTTATTCTAATATACTTACCCGCATAAGTGGGCGTTCCAGAAGTCCCCATACCTGAAAATGTCGGTGTCCATGATGTGCCGGCATCGCCTTTATACATTTGATCAAAAAAGCTAATCCAAGAAAGTTTTGGCTTTCCAGTTTCTTCAACTAAAATATCATAAATAGGTGGCGGGTTTGTTGTCATGAAAGATAACTCCCCGTGATATTAACCTTAACTGGGTCTGTAATTCTGATTTTGAAAGTCATTTGCTCGGCTATTCCCAGTCGTCTAAATACTACTTTAGTCTGGTACTTGCCAACCTTACCAATTGATTTGGTAATCCAGTTAGACCATGTGCGAGCGCCATCTTGAGAAAGCTGCAAGGAAACTAGAGGATTTGAACCTTGCCCTGTTTGTAGTCCTACACCCGTTTCAAATCCAATTTCAAGAGCATTATATCTAATTCTGCGTCCTTCGTCAATTATATGGGTATATGTTCTTTCCCTCGCTATTTCATCGCCGTTATCTGAATAATAGCTCAAACTAAGCTCATATATATTGCCGTTTCTTCTATCGCCCACTAAGTGCTTCCCAAAGGCGTAAATATGGCATGAACCTAAATGCTGCTCGAAATTACCATCCGTGTTTAAATATGCCCGCTCATGCCACAAACCTGTAGTTAAATCATAAGCAAGTGAAGTCTCAAGCCCGCCACCTGTCAATATATAAAATAAATGCCCATCCTCCTGATAAGCCCACGCTTTTATTTCTTCCTTTTCTCCCGCTTCTTGTATTCTGCGCTCAATCATAGAATTAGATACCCTTTGGGGAGTAAAGCCAGAAGCCCTATATACTATACTTTCTCCATACTCATCCAAACCAACCCACATTAGCGTGTTGTCTATCTCTATTGCGCTATGTGCCGAAGAAATACCGACCTGCATAACCGCCCCTGCAATTCTTCCAAAAGGAAATGTAGAAGCCCCTGTGTTTGCCCATATCTCGGTCGTTTTTGTACCCATAAGCCAAAGTTGACCAATAGCGTTAATTGCACATACTAGATTATCAGGTTCACTTTCCGCTGTGGCAAAATCTAGCGAACCCCATGATGATACATCATTGATTGCTGATATATGAAATCTGCCTGTGTTATTTTCATTCACTACGAAATAACCGTCAATGTTAGACACGTAACCTACACTTGAAGGAAGGCCAGTCGCAGAAATTGACGTAAAATTATTAGATGAGTATTCTAAAGAATAAAGCTTTGTTCCGTCACATATAGCAAGAGAATTTATATCTTCTGCCATTGATATATTGCCTGTAGACGTGCCTAAGTTACCCCTAAAGGTTTTCATTCCAATCTCGTCTATCTCATACAGTGCCGCGCCACTTACAAAGAAAGCTCGCCCCTTACCAGAGTAAAACCCGTTTCTTATCCCTCCGCTTGATATACTAGTGAATAGCGATAAGCCAGCAGTACCTTGTAAAGATGCGATTTCAGCGCCATCTTGGTCTGAGATAGGATACAAGTTTACACTCCTCTGCGCGTCAAACGGCAAAGACCTCTGTACGTAAGAACCTCCCACTAATCCTATCTTCAATCGCCCCACCCCGTATAAATGTTATTCGTTGCTTTCGCTAAAGGATTAGCGTCCATTGTTCTATTCTTCGCCGCGCTTCGTTTTATCAAACCCATCGCATCTTTAGCAATCGCATATGCAGCTTCACTTGGCGGTTGCCCGTATTCTGCGCTGATTTCTAGTGATAATTGGTTTTTAAGATACCTTAACCATCCTTGCGGAAGGGATACAACACCATTTAGGGTGAGTGTCGTTAGCGGTTTCTCAGTTACTAGGAAAAGTGTATATCCGCTACCAAGGCCATAAACTTTAATTGTGCCCAGAGGATAGGTTGGATTGTAGTTCAAAAAGTAAGGGCGCGTATTAATGCTCTTTTGCGATATATTTGCATATTCTTCATCCGTGATAATATCAACGGGGTAATCTGTAGTCCCCTGCCTTACGTAAGCAGAAACTATGTTCATTGGCCTAACAGTGTCAAAATCACCACCAGAACCGATAGTATATGACGATGCGCCAGTAAGCGAGAAGCTTTCAGTTGTCCTAGAATAAATAAATAAGCTATCATTCGATAAACTATTAATTAAATCATTTAGGGTTTCCAAAGCGTCTTGGACTTCATCGCTATCGGGGGACTCACCTTTTACAGTTACCCCCGCGATGCGAAATGCTGACTTGATTATATCATTTGCTGTCGTCATTCTTTTTCTTCTTTTTAGGTTCGGACTTTGGCTTATCCACTGCCCAGCCGTCTGCTTCCAAAATAGGGATCAACTTACTGTCTTTTTCAATAAACTTTGTTTTGTCGTCTTTTTTAAAAGTAAGCATTACATTCTCCTTTTAAAGCGGGGCGACCAACTAAATGCCAGTCACCCCATTCGATTATGCAGTTACCTTGACAGCCCACTCAGGACGCTCAAAGCATAGACCGCCAAGAACATCCAAGCGAAGAACCATAGAGCGCTTCAACTGATCCCAGTCATAAACAACTGAGAACGTCATACCCTTATATGTCTCTTGCGCTGCAAATTCAGCATTCTTAGGCATAATAAGAGGCACTGTCGCCATGCGGAACGCGCTTTCATGGAAAGCAAGGTTCTGCTTGTAGCCTGTAGATGCTGAACCAACAGGGGTGATTGTATCACCATCAGCAGGGAAAGCGGATACATTTTGAAGACCGTCAGATGCGCTTGTGTAAATAGCTGGGCTAATGCTTAGTGTAGCATAACCTGAACCATCCGCAGTTGCATCAGCAGTCACTACAAACTGTTGTAGGTGGGATTGTGTCTCACCTGTTTGTGGGTGAACAGCATAAACGCTATCAATCGTGAAGACTGTACCTTTTGTCACTGTTCCAGTTGTAGTAGTTAGCCCCTCAACAACAAGTGATGTTGCGCCCTCAGTTGAAACAGTTGTGCGAACCTCAAAGGCCACATCATTACCGTTTGTGTGAGTTTTCAGCATTTCGCTTTCTAGCCATGTAAAGCCGTCAGCCATACCAACAAAACCCTGCTTGTACTGCTTGGCAATTTCAGCGGAAGACTGAAAAAGACTCTTACGAGCATTAACCGCCTTGCGACCCGCTGTGGAATCATGCAAGAAAAAGCGCTTGTCGTCTTTCGGACATAGGTTTTTATTCAGAAGCTCACGAGCCGCTAAAATTGAATCCACATCAAACTGGTTTGAACCTGCTGTACCAACTGAGTTAAATACGCCATCAATGGCTTTTGCAAGCAACTTATTTTCAAAATCGTGCGCCATAGAAATAGCCGCAGGCTTGATGATACGTTGCATTACTCGGTTCATGCCGATATCAGTTGCAAACTCCTCAGAATTAACCTCAAAAGCTTGTGATGAGATAATATCCAAAGGAAGGGGTGCAGTTGTTTCTACAACGTCTTGAATTGTAGATGTTTGGTCAAAAGCGCTTGTAGGACGTGAACGCATAGGCTGGTTTACATAGATTGTATCACCTGCTTTATAACCGTTCTTACCATTAAAGTCACTTTCATCAGCTTTGCCAATAGATTTGGCAAATCCTAGATTATCTTCGAATACCTTAGCGCCAGCTTTCGCAATAACGCCTCCGACATCCTTAATGTTACTAATTGTGTTAGCCATAGTTTATTTCTCCTTTATAGCTTGTATTTTTTTGCGATTTCATCAGGGGTCATATCAACAAGAGACTTGCCGCTTCTCCCTGTGCCTTTTGCGCCTTGCATCGGTTGATGCTTTGGCAACACTGGCCTTTGTACTGGAACTTGTGCCTGCGCGATTTTCATAGCCGCCAATGTTGGTGACATTTCCGCTAGATTTACAAGCTCACCTGACTTTGCCAGATTGTAAAATGCTAGAGCTGCATCATCTGCATCATAGAAAACCTGCTGAATTTCTGCGGGTAGATAATCTATAATATCGGCGTTTTCTTGGAAGACTTCCGCATAATCAGGGATAGACTTCATGTATTCTTGTGCCTTTACTGAGATTTCTTGTTCTCTTTGTGCGTTATACTGCGCTTTTGCTGTATCTTCTTTAGGCTGCTGTTGTTGCGCCTGCTCTGATTTAATTTTGTGAAGAACCTTTGCTTCCAAATAATCAGAATATGATTCATAGTTTTCTTCACGAGGGCTACTATCCTCATTCGCTGGCTGCTGCTGCGCCATTAATTCATTATATTTAGCTTCCAACTCACGATACTGTGCTCGAGCTTTAGCTATCTGCTTATCACGGTACGATATGGCGTTTTTCGCCTTTTTCGGAAAAGGTACGTCAACTTCCTCTTTGGATTTATCTTGCGAGGCTTCCTCTGTAGGCTGCTCATCTGGTTGTGTTTCCGCTGCATTCTCTACTTCTGCACTTGCAATTTCGATGTCTGCATTGTCTGCGACTGGGGTTGCTTCGGTTTCTAGTGACATATTTTCTCCTTTTGTTATGTCCGTTGATACTCGTTTAATGAAAATCTTAGTGTTGGGATAAAATTACGTGACAACTACACTTCTCCCCTGTATTGCTTCTATCTGCAATTCAGCTTCTTTCAGCGCTAGCTCACGCTCTTTAAGCTGCAATTCCTGAGACTTAATTGCACTATCAAATTTCTGCTGTTCTTGCTTTAAACGAAGCTCTAAAACCTGCAATTCAGCCTTTACCCTAGCCTCTTCTGCATCGTTTTGCTCACCCTGCGCCTTGATAGCTAACTCTTCCTGCTTAGACTGTAATTGAGCCTGCAAGCCCTCAATAATAGCCGCCATTTCTTGTAATTGTGCAGTAAGTTGTGCTACTTGAGGGTCTTGCCCTTCTTCTAAGAATTTAGGGTCTACAACCTTTTTCATTCTCTCAGCCATTACATTAGCCCCTGAGAAGTCTAAATTCTCAAATAATAAATCACCCATAATCTGCATCATTTCAGGACTAACATTGATTAGATTAGACAGAAAATCCGCTGCTTCCTGTCTACGTGTGGTATATGAGCCGCCTGTTTTTACACGCACATCATAACGGCCTTGTGACAGGTCAATAGTCTGTGGCTGCTCGATAGCCAATGCACCATTAACACCAATATTCACAGGCTCATCTTCCATACCTAAAATGCGAAGAATACGCCCGCCAGTATAAACCTCTGGAATAGCACTTACTAATATGCGGCCTAACTGTGTAATTGAGCGTATAAGGTTATCTTGGAAGTGGAATGTTGCAACATCACCTTCTTGTTGCCTACGCTGAATAGCAATCCCTGAAGTTTCATTTGAACGCTCACCTAGGCCAGAGCTGTAAATACCCATCGTAGCCTTAATATCATCTTTAGTTCCTTGGGCTGCATTAACAATGCCAATAGGCACAGTCGGCGGCTCAAGTCTTTGCGGTGGTGCTACTGGGTTTCCTTGCGCGTCTGTCGTCTTGTAACGGAGCACCATAGATTTAGACGGGTTTTTCCAATCATCCGCGTAATCTTCCACTTGCCCCTCTGCTGCCATTACTGGTGCTTGCGGTGCTTTCATAAGAAGCTCTGTCTCTAACGACTTCCAGTAATTGAACATTTGCTGTGCAGATTTAGACTTGCGAATAAGCGAATAAAGCTGACGCTTACCATCAATCCACGCCTCCTCACCATATACTGGGATTAACGGGATGTATTTTGAAGGAAACGTTCCTTCCTCAAGAATATCAGCACCAGACATAATATAACGCTTGACAGTTTTTTTCGTTATATCACGGCTTACCGTGCCATCTTCGCTTGTGATTGTCTCGACTTCTTCTTCAATTTCGAAATACTCACATACTGATATTTCATCTTCATCATCACTATACGATACATCAGAATGCTCAAAACATACTGTCGCCTTATCAGGCCACTTGGATTTAAACTCTGAGATGGAATATTTATCTATCACGTAACCGCGCTTAGCGTCACGCCCATCACACTCTATAGAACCGCTATCAATCCAACACGCCAACGGATTTACCACGCGCTTGATGCATAAACGCTGCTCAAATCCCTCTTCTTCATATTCAAAATCAACTCTTATGAATCCAATACCACAGCGGATAGAGTTCAAAGATGCAGTGTCGTAAACATCATCGGCATTAGAATAATATTCAATCTCTCTAATTAAACCCTTGCAGACTTCTGCGACTTGTTCCGAGCTTTCGCTATTTGCAGGAATAACATTAATCGAAGGCGTGTTCATTCGTATATCATTTGCGACTTGGTGAATGAATTGGCCTAGCTGGTCAATAGTTAATGCTGGTCGGCCTGTCTGTACTCGATTATTATAATCCTGCTCATCCCACTGGGCGCATGGGTCATCTGAAATAAAGTGCAGGTCTTCTTTAGCCTTCTTATAAATTGAAGACCATGAATCCTTGTCTTTCTTGAAGTTGGTTTTAGCCCGCTCTAATACGTCCATCACATTCCTTTAATGTTTTGGATTGCCGAGCTTCCCGAAGGTATAAATGGCTAATCGCGAATATTATTACACATCTATTATATATTGTCAAAGCCCCATATAAGAGCCTTGTGGTTCTATCCTGAATGAAACACTCCTTTGGGCTGGCGCTTTCTTATCAAGATAGTGCGCTAGGTATCTAAAGGCCGCTGCTCCGTCCTGCTCGTGGATTTCTTTCCACTTTCCTGTCTTTTCATCCTTCTCAGCGCGCTCATGCCTTAGCGCTGTTATACCGTCCTTTGTCTTCTCCTTATCAAACCAAGCCTCCTTGATTAACGTTTTAGCTAGTCGTCTGCCAGCGTCTACTGAATAAGCAGGTAATACCCGCGTATTAGTTAACCCCATTTGCTTTAATTGGTCTTCAATAGAGCCTTTCATTCCTAGTCTCTTATGTGCTGCATCATGTGGCAAACCTATAAGGCCGTTATAGTTGTTCTGCTTTATCCAGTCTGCGAAATAATCCAAATCCTTGAAGCTCTCGCCTATATAGTCTATAATACGAACCTCCTTGCCTATAACCTGCGCTACCCATATACAGGTACTATCAGCACGCCCCAAGTCCCATGCTGTAATAATATCAACACCAGTTTTACGTTGGACTTTCGATATTCGCCCATCCGCTGCCGCTTCATCTAATAGCTTTGCATAGTAATGACCATGAAAAGATGTGTCATATTGCCCTAAATAGATATGCTCAAAGTCGTCTGGAAACTTTCTCTTGTCTCTTTCGATTTCGTTTATAATACCTTCGCCTAAAAAAGCGTTCTCGTCATAATTAACATGAATAACTAGAACATCATCTTCCCCGCGCATTTCATTACAAAACTCTTCAATCGGGTCGTCAGGGAATTTTGGGTTCCATGTGAATATCATTTGAGCGCCATCAATACGCATAATAGTAGGCTTGAGCGTCTTTAGAGACTTCCTGCTTATATTCTGGGCTTCCTCAAACCAAGATACTTTAAAACCCTCCAGTGACTTCACGTTATCCGCTGTAAGGTCATTCATGCCTTGGAACAGAAAAAGCCCGTCATCCTTTGGGTGTAGTTTTCTAATCTCACTATCAACTGATTTGTAATACTGCGCCAAACCACCATCTTTTATCTTCTGCTCGATAATCTGCTTTGATGAGTGCTTGATTGATTTTTGTATCTCACGTAGACAAACAACTTTTAAATTTAATTCTGTTATTGAACGCTCAGTCAAGTAAGAGGCTATCTCGTGTGATTTGCCTGACATCCTTCCACCCTTGATAAATATGTATTTATACTTAGGGTCTAATGCTAATGCCCATTCAGAACATTCATTGCTTATCGTTATCTCTGGCATTGCGGACTGTCTTCTCAACCTTAACTGTTAGAGGGGCATTCTGGTCAAAGCCTAAATCAACCTTATCTGTAAACATCTTTAAATGTTTACCAAGCAACTCTGCGCCTTTGTAAGTATTTGCCCTATCATCGTCAGCGCGTGAGTTTTCTAAAGTCTCTTGGATAACATCAAGCACATAATCCGCTGTTATCTCTCTACGCTTGGAGCGTTCGTTCAATAATGTTTTTATGTATTCTGACAAGTAAGGTTTTGTAAGGTTTTCATAACCTGTTTGCTTTGCAGTATCTTCACTGTAACCTGCCCTTATTGCCGCTTGTGTAGCATTCAGGTCTATAATGTACTCTTCACAAAAGGCGCGTTGCTTGTCTGTTAGTTTATCGGGCATATTACTTGCCCTTCTTTACGCTTTTTTTATTTCCTTTACAGGCCATTTACGCTACTCCACGGTGATTTGTTATGGTCTGTTATGTCAACACTATCAATAAAGGCTTTCTGCATTACAGACTGTAAAAAATCAATCATATTCCGTGCTTTTTCTTTTGGCCTTTCTACACCATTGTATAGTATATGACCGCTACTATTCTTTACTGTGTAAACATCCTCATTTCCACGTGCGCTCTGGTAATTTACCTCAAAATCTGGGTATTGCTGTCTTAAATATTTGTAAAAGTCTAGCATTATACATCCGTAATTGTTAGGGTTGTCTTGCCTACTACAATATTAGGGATTTGAATTGTTACACCAGCAGGAACATAAAGCTCTTTAGCATTAAATATTGCTTCACCGTCAGGGTTCTTTGTAGTGCTAATAATGTTTGCTTCCACTATTGATGCTACATCACATGTCACAGAAGCGTATTGAGCACCCTCTGGTGCTACTGCGCTTGAGTTTCCAGTTGCCACAGTTACATAATCAGAAACCGTATTGCCCTCGGTTGGTATTACACCGTCTTTTGTGGCTTGTGTGTAGGCCATCCAGTTAATATATCCAGTCATAGTAACTCCTTTGTTTTCGCCATTATAGCTACAAAAAAAGAACCCCGCAAGTTAAATCGCGGGGCTTTAGTTGGAACCATGCTCCAAATTGACTTTTTTACGGATAATATGTAACATATTACAATACATATCATTGCTCAAATTACCAATTCGATCATATTCATCCCTAGTAGCTAGAATATCATTAAGCACGTTCTCGGCTGTTATTTCAGTCTTGGCAGAGCGTTCCTGTAGTAATGATTGTATACGTTGCTGTATCTGAGGTTTGGTGAGGTTTTCATATCCAATCTCACTTGCTGTATTCTCACTGTATCCTGCCCTTATTGCAACTTGATTTTGAGTTACAAATTCCTCTAAATTACTTACAACGTCCTTAATTCTTTCCCATTGTTCAGCATTTGGTGAATCAGGTATATTTTCACTGTACCCCTCAAACCACGCTTTGAATTCTTTAATTTTCATTTATGTATCCTTCTTTGCAAATCGTCCAGCACTATCTCTGTGATAGGTGCGCTTATGTTTATTTAGTTGTTTTTCTAGTTCCTCAACTTTTTGAACCCAAAAACATAGAGCATTAATAGAATCATTTTCTAGTTTTCTATACTCATCTCTTGTATATCCACCGAGTAGTTTTATTAACCAGTTCACCTTAACCTCCTACAAAATCAAGGTGTCGAGTAAAAGGGATTTCTGAGTCAAAATCACCACCGCCGCCGTATGTTTGCGTATTCTCTACAGCTTGCTTTACCTCATCATATCGATTGTCTTTTGGCCTATCTGCAAAGCTCAATATAACTATGTTTGAATTAAAACCACGCAATACAACTTCGGTTGTGTATCTATCGTTGCCGTTTTTATCCTGCCATTTACGGGTTTGAAGCTCACCCTCGATATACAGTTTAGAGCCTTTTGTTACGTGGTTTCTAATCACATTGATTAAACCTCCATATACAACAACATTGTGCCATTCTGTTTTTTCTTTCTTCTCACCAGTTGATTTATCTTTCCAACTATCAGACGTTGCTATTGATAGATTGCACACCTCATCACCTGATTGCATTGACCTAATTTCAGGGTCATTACCAACATTACCTACTATGATTACCTTATTAACGCTGCTCATTTCTTCGCTCCTTTTGTTAAACTTATCGAACCGTTATCCAACATAACACCATCTACACTCTCACCAAGCTTGCAAGCGGCGTTTATTTTACTTTTATCAACCTCTCTCTTAACTTTCCAAAACTTATCTGGAATTTTGCTATCATCAACAATTATCGGCTTTGGTGGATTATGCCTGACACCCCACCTATACCCGCACTCATCTGTGTTCAGAACACCGTTCTCTTGCATTTCATTAACAGCCTTTTCAGCTAACAACTGCCTACGCTTTTCTGCTGCCTTAATACTGTTTTCTATATTTTTCTTTGTAGCCTTTAAATCATCAATTGTCGTATCAAGTTCCGATATTTCGTTAAATAAGTTTTCCACCTAACAACTCCTTTACTTTAGCGCCGTACTGCTCAAATTGATACTTTGTGTTCCAGTCAAGTGTTTCCTTGTACTCTTTTAGCTCTGGAACAATATCATTAAATTGCTGGATGGTTTCTAGGTCGTTTAGCTTACCCATCATGGTTGCCAGTTTATTAAGCTTTGGGTACTCCTCTTTTTCTATGTAATAATTTCTACCAACCTTTTTTACACTAACCTTAATATCTGGCATATCGTACAAATAGCGGCCAACACCCCAAGGAACGCCAGCCCTCTTTGCTGCATCTGAAAAAGCGCCCTTATCACCCTCAACCGCCGTATCTCCAGCGCCATTAGATTTAGTTACCCACCTATCGCCTATTAAAACAGATATTTCACAGCAAGTCTTTTGCCCTACATGCGGGTAGGTTATCTGCCACCCATTAACGCCACAAGCGTCATCAAACTTCTGATACAGCGCCCGAACATCAATGTAGGCAAGCACTGACGCTATGCCCTTTATCTCATCCGTTACGCGCCCTATCCTCCAGTCAATATCCCTATAATGAAATGATTTTTTCAAGAGTGTTAAGTCCATTTACTAACTCCATATACTGTGTTTGGATAATATCCGCTTGTCACAAGCTTCTCTAATCTACGATAAAGCGCCCACATTCTAGCCCTTTTCTTAAAAGTACCTCTAAGGCTCTTTATAAATATACGACCCCTTAAAAGACTGTTTTGCTCATATGTTAATTTACTAATATTCAATTTCAACCTCCGCATCTGGAAACATGTGTTTAATAAATCCCACACCACCAGCTAATAAATCCATCTCACTAATTACTAGGCGTTTTGTCATGTCATAGTAGTTCTTCACATATACTGGCCTACAGTTAAAATCCAGCTCAACTTCATGATTACCATTATCAATGTAATCTTCCAAGTAAACTACGTTGCTCATCTATCTCCCCTCCGCTTTTGCTATTGCAGCATTTGCGATAGCCGCGGCATTTATAATATCGTCGTTTGTTTCATAATCATAAATAGCGTGTTTCATTACAAGCTTCAAAGCCTCAAGCAATTCAGGCGCGGCGACTATTAGTTGTGCGTTTGCTTGAGCCTCTTCATAAGTGCGCCCTTCACATTGTATATATCTATGATCGGAAACCACAACCATATCCCACCTATTATCTGCGTCAGGGTCTGGTTTTAATACCCAAGGCGCTGGTGTGTGTTTAGTCTTCGTCATATCAATTCCCTCATAATCATGGTGTTTATATCTGTTATTGCTGTTAAGCGTCTGCTTTTTGTCTCTTTAGCATCTTTCGAAATTAAAGCCCTGTGAACGTCATTTAATGTTGTGACGTGCTGTTGGTACAGTAACTTTCTTAAATCGCTCTCAGTGAGCTTTATTTTGCGTTTAAACATCATTCCAAAACTCCCTTGTTGCTATAAACCCCGCTAGCCAGAAAAAAAACGTAAACCATAACATGCAAGCAAAAAGGTTAAATGTGCCGTTATGAAATGGTATAAAAAGAAAGGTTATAAGTTCCATTACAGCCCCCCATAGTAATCAATGCGTTGTGATTTACCGTAGTCCATCCAGCTATTTTCGTTTTCAAGCTCTTCTTGACGTGCTTCCGCTGCTTCTTTCAATTCAATCATATCTTCGATCAAAATATCTAAGCCTGAATAATCAATTTTATTGTAAAGCTCGTTGCGTGCGTTTTGGTGCTTAGCCATAAATGCTTTCATATCTTCAATCATATCTTCAAAGTGTGAAGCTATAATCTCACATTCACCAGCATCATCGTTATGGTCTATTGCTTCGATAATTTGTTTTGTTTCTTCTGACATTGTATTCCCCTTGTCATTTGTTTTGTTATCCTCAATATAGGATAGGTTTTATAACATGTCAATAACTTTTTGTTATTTATTTTGAATTATTTTTATAGCATGTTGGTAAGGCGTTATTTCTCTTTAAACATAGTAACTTCATTTTATACTGCATACGCCCTAGCGGTACTTCATAAAAGTTAAACAAAGTATAACTAACAATCCTCTTGATTCCTTTTTTATTAACCCACCCTGCATTATCCCATGAATGTATTTTTATGTGGTCACATACCAATCCTCTCACCCCTACCCCCCTTGTTTCTTTAGCTCATTAAAACTAATACTAGGGTTATCTTCCATCGCCTTTCCTATCTTTGCCCAGTATTCTATCTGCTTTGCTATCGAGCGCATTTGCTGTTTAGATACTTTCCTTGCTTCTTCTACTAGCTCTTTGTTAAGGTTGACTGCTGTCATTATAATCTCCTTTATTTAACCACTGTGGTATATATTTCATCCAATTTTGCGTTACTCTATATGGTTTATCTGATAGCCAGTAATCCATAGCGTCCAGCTTATCCCTAAATTGATACTCAGTACGTCCATTCCCGTATTTCTGATAATAGATATTAAACTCCTCTCCATTAAGCTTTATAATCTCACCTTCGTAAGCGTCCTTTGTGCATCCTATAGAATAGTAGTCATTGCATTCATCATAGACTTTTTTTCTATTATCTACCTTTTCATACTTTACTATCTCTGTGTTTTTTATCTGCTCTTTGGCTTGCCTTAGATATTCTTCAAAGTCCATCACAATAACCTTCCATCATTCCAATCCATTACAGCATCACCTCTTTTAAAATAATAATCACCAAAGCAACACCCACCATCCTTACACCTGACGTGAAACATCCTCTTGTATTTGTCGCCTCCATAAGCTTTAGATAAATCACATTCAATAATCTCAGGTTCGTGCCCATTTGCACATCTTCTAGCTCTACTAAGTAACATAACTTTTCCTTTCTAATTAATTTTAAACATAGGCGTTCAGCCCGTATTCTCTTGGTAGACTACTCCCTTAAGAATAATCCTTTAAAAACTTTTATAATCATTCTATCCACTACTGCCGTTATCGTAGGCCATACGCTCTTGGGGTGGGTCACAGTCTCTCCACCAACTAGTACCAATTAAATCGTAGCTTCTGCTTTAGCTTAGTTTTTATTACGAATACAAATCAACTAAAGCGGGTCGGGCTAGTCCCGAATGATAAACCTTGTTTTATGTCTGCTAGCAGGTAAGGTGACCTGTAGTATCCTATTTTTATCTAATAAAGTTTACCTTTTAGGGCATCGCTTTATTTTGTCCTCTAGGCAGAGGGAGAGCAAATAAGTTTAGGCTTTTGCTAAATTACCTTCTAAATCCTCTTTAAATAATGCAAAGTCACGCGCTTCCATTGTATCTTGCCCGTGAACGCTTATCTCAGTCGCAACAACTTCGTATTTATCCAGCCAATCATATATAACTGCGACTGTATGTAATTGTGTTCCAGCAGGCCAAATCTGTAAAAATTTTTCTTGTGTCTTAGGTGGCTTTCTAACAAATCTGCGCGAATTTCGGTCATGAACATAACCTTCTTCGCCGCAATACATACGATAAGTGCAAAGCTCTAATAAGTGTTTTCTTATGGTCTCTGGCTTCTTCCAAAATACTCCAGTAGGACCCCACTCACCATAACAAGATGGTATGCGCGTAACCCACTCAAGGAAAAGCCCATCAGACTTACGCCTAATGCGGTATATGTGTGTTCTGTTATCGTTTGATTGTGTCATGTTTAACCCGATCAGTAACCCCGATTGTTAAAGATAAGGCGGAGGGCAACCATGATCGGGGAAAGGCTGTCTTCTAAACCGCTAAGTAAAGAATAAGCCCTCGCACCTGTTATACTATACACCTTTTTATATATTGCAAGTAGTTTTTTATGGTGGTATGTTATTTTTACTGAGTACGGTTTAAGGGTACGTAGCTAGCGCGTAGCAAGAGGTTCTTATCACGTTGAAATCTCGACAACGGTGTTAATACACTACCCATTCTGAGTATAGCTGGTCTATAAATATGTATTATAGCGTAAGTCAAGCCGAGCCAGCACTACTCAAAAAGAACCCCGCACTATGGCGGGGCTATGGAACAGGGTAAAACTATACTCACACAAAATAGTTAAGCTTTCTTTAACGTCATTCCATTAATACCAAAATCTCTAAATCCTAACTCTTTAGCTTGTGATATACGCTCTTGCTCAAATCTACCAACTCCCATAACACGTGGTAGCCATATATCCTTCTTCACATACTCATTATCTACTAATACTTTATATTTTATCATAGTCCATATACTCCTCATATTGACCTTTGCTTACAATAAACATCATGGCTCTTTTGTATAATTCTTCGTAGTTATCTTTAATCTTGATAGAGCGTGCAACGCCATATTTTAGCGTTACATATCCCTTCTTCTCAAGTTGCAACACAACACGGTTAACGCTGCTTTTTGACTTCCAGCCGCAATAATCCTTAATTTCTTCATATGAAGGGCATATACCGTCATTCATTAGGTTGCGGCGTATAAAGTCATATACCTTCTTTTCGTTGCGTGTCATATATCTCTATCCTTACTTTTCCGTTGCCACGATTAACACCATCGGTTTTTATTGAAACCTCATTAACAACGGTATGATTATCGTCCTCTAATACACACTCGCTTACCAAATAATCTTCAACTATCTTAATATAGTTACTCAAATCTCTTTTACGCTTATCAGGCATTGTAAATGTGTATCTAACCTTTACAGGGAATGTAATACATCCACACTCAGGCAATATTAATTTAGGCGCATCAGCTAACCATGCTTTATATGCTTTACTCTTAAATCGTTTCTGCCCTTTTCTACCACCATAAGCAGTGTTTACTGATACTGGGAAAGGCAAATAAACGTCATATATTTTAATCATTAATTTGACTTTTAACCCATTCTTTATGTTCTTCCCATCGCTTCTTTAATCTCTTATTCTTAAAAAAGAAGCTCTCAGCTATTAAGTAATCTGGTATTCTTCGCTTCATGTAGACATTTACATTTTGACGCGCAACACCAAGTTTAAGCAGTATTTCTCTTAACTCCATTATTTCTCCTTTATGGCATAGATAAACTTATTGTAATGGCACTATATATAATGTCAAGCAAAATAAATAACAAAAAGTTATTGACTAGGGCTTTTTTATGGATTAGTTTGTTTATATCGAATGAAGGGAATTCACATGGAACAAGAAATTAAACACTTTTACGCATTACTACGTAACTTAAAAAAAAGGTGAGCGCCTACACTATGCTACAGCTCGCTCTTATATCTCACACGCAAGCGAGATTGATAGAGAGAAAGCATATCTAGTAAAGAAACGTATCGCTATTGGTAAGGCTATAGGTTTCCAAGAAAAGATTGGATATTTTGCCAAGGATAATACGTACCTATTTAAATATATAGTTGAGGGCAAATGATTAAATTAAAACTACAATTCAACGGCGAAAGCATTAATCAAGTCATGCATACTTCTATACGTGATATGTGCAATAAACTGGCTAAAACCGATATAACAGACACTCTTGATAAATTAGAAATGGTGAGATTATGAACGAACATAACCAAGCACTAATCTTTATAACATCCCTGATTATATTTGGCCTAGCCTTTGCAGTGATTGCCATTAAGGAAAGTCAGCCAATAGCATTAGGCACAGAATGCCGTAGCGGGCTTAAGCAAGATACGTTATACGCAGGACGCATTGATTGTGCTGCGGTTGGATTAAGTAACATAGAGCCAGCGGGAGCAAACCAATGACACAGAATAAAGCGCAGGAAGCTTTGGATTTAGTCTCAAATAAAGATTACACAATGACATTCTTAAGCAAAGACGGTAGTGAAAACATCATGCCATCAGTGCAGGACGAGGAAACCATTCTCGCAGCACTTAAGATGTACCGCATAGTGTATAGCGGGGAGTTGGAGAAAGAAGAACAAAAAATCTTCGGTGAGAAAATCGAAGAACCCGAACCTTGGATGGATGATTATTCTGTTTTCGAATCCGCAGAACTTTTAGGTTTCCAACGTGGCAACAACGCAGTCCTACATAAGCTTAAGGAGATTAAGTAATGACAATGCTAGAACCGCATAACGCAAGTGAAACTATAAAATCACTAAGCGAAGTTATAGAAAGCCAAAAGCAAACGATTGACGCGATTTTGAAGAAACACGCCGACCTGCAAGCCGAACGTAACGCGCTTAAAGAA